ATCTGTTTGGAATCAGGTCACAGGTGCCCTTACTGTAAATATTCAGCCCATCACTTCTGGGGGACTTTTGACTTCTAGAACTCTTTCAGCAAACAATACAACTGGGATTTCAGTAAAAGCTTCAACTGGACAACTTTATGGTTGGGCAATCACGAATACAAATGCCTCGCCCCGTTTTGTAAAGATTTATAACAATTCTGCACCAACAGTTGGAACTACGACGCCCCAAATTACTTTGATGATACCGGGAAACTCATCTGGTTCAGGTATGGTTGCAGCCGAATTTACTTCTGGTATTTCTTTTGCGACTGCAATTGGTCTTGGCATCACAACTGGAGTTGCAGATAACGATACAGGCGCTCCTGCTGCAAATGAAGTTGTTGTGAATCTTTTCTACAAATAAGATGGGATACAGTTATCAAGCGATGGTAACAGTTCCTGCGCCGACAGGTGGCCCCCATGCGAATATTACTTTTCTTATAAAAGGTAGTGATCCTCTCTTGAAATTAGCTTCTCTCGGTACAGGAGGGGCAATTCAGAATTCGACAACACGAATTTATACTGGGCTAACGCAAACAGTTCCTGCGGATTTTGTTTTATCAACAGATTCAGCAATCTCATCTTTGATGTCATGGGGTATTGATTTTTGGGATTCTACAAATGGTATTATTTGGGTTTGGGTAAAAATACCTTCATATAGTGCTGGGTTCACAATATATGTTAGTATTGGAAACTCTCTAATAACGAATTATCAGGGTGGTTCAATTGGGTCAGAATTTAGTAATACAGTAGCAAATTTACATCTGCCAGATGGAAGTTCATTAGCATTAGCGGATTTTTCCGGAAACTCAAATAGTGGCACAAATCATTTAGTTGTGGCTGGAGCTGGAAAGATCGATGGTGCTGCTAGTGGGTTTAATTCTGGAAGTGCTTATTTTAATCTTGCGTCTTCATCAAGCTTAAATATAACAGGTAACATTACTATTAGTGCATGGGTTTTCTTAAATGCTACAACAGATGGTGTTATTATTTCCAAGGCTACCGGCGGAGTTGATGATCCTGCTTATGGTCTATCGGTTGGAACTAGTTTTGGAAATACAAATAAAATATCATTTCAGCTATCGAGTGCTGCATTTACAACAACAAAAATTAGCGATTCAGTAAATGCACCCACTGGGTCTTGGATTCATGTACTTGGAACTTGGGACGGTTCTACCATGTATCTTTATGTAAATGGTACATTAGTAAATTCCACAGCTTTTGCAGGGCCAATTTATACAAATACTCAACCATTGCAAGTCGGCGGGGATCCATTTGGCGCGGGAAGGTGGTTTTTAAATGGCTTAATAGATGAAATCTGTGTTGAAAATGCTTTTAGTTCAGCAGATCGTATAGCTACAAGATACAGTAACCAAAATAACCCTCCTTCTATCAGTGCATTTTCCCCTATTTCGGGTGTTGGCTCATACCCAATGATGCTGGGAATTGGTTGAAATGGATTTACAAGTCTCATTCCGGAATCCGGCACAGAAAGAGTTTTATTACTCTACCGCAAGAAATCAGTGTTTCTCTGGGGCTTTTAACAATGGGAAGTCCTTTTGTGGGTGTCTGAAATGTTTGACACTGTTGATGTCATTTCCGAATTACCGAATGGCGATCGCCCGCCAGACATACAAAGACCTGAAGATTACAACGATGCAGACTTTCCTGAAGATGTGCCCTTCGGAATTGATTGCATCCCACAATGAGCAAGATGGTGTAACATCGTTGACGAACAGTAGCCTTATTTATTGGCTCCATCTTGACAAAGTTGATGAAAAAACACTTCGTGGTCTTGAAGTAAATAGTTATCTTGTAGATCAGGCGGAAGAAACAGACGAAAAAACGATGGATATTCTCGATGCCCGACTTGGGCGTTGGGATGGTGCAATTGTTCCTGATGCAATGTTAGAAGCGAATCCTGATTGGCCAAGGGATCCTATTTCCAATAAACCTCTTGTTCCATCATATGGGATGCTACTCACAAATCCGGATACTGAATTTCACTATATCTATCGAAAGTATCATCCTGATTCCCCTGATCGCAAGAAAGGTTATTTCTATACAGAAGGTGAATGGGACAAAACTCTTGGTTCGCGAGAAACATATGATGAGGCCCTTACAAAAGACCAAGAATGGGTTGACAAATATGTTCTTGGGAAATGGGGGCGATCATCTGCCGCAATCCACTTTCTTGACAAGAGTGGAATTCTCGAACCAAATGAAGAGTTGCTTGAACGAATACGAAGTAAGGGTAATCTTTTTCGGGTTCTCGATCATGGCGATTCTGCTCCTACTTGTTGTCTTTGGTTTGCTGCCATTGATGGAATATATATTTGCTATCGTGAATACTATGTTCCCGGGCAGGTGATATCCCGTCACAGAAAAGCAATTCATGATCTTTCTGAGAATGAGGAGTATTCTGGAAACTACGCTGATCCTCAAATTCAGAAGACCACAGCTCAGAAAGATGGCGGTTTTTGGTCTGTTCGAAAAGAATATATGTCCGATGATCTCAAAGATGATCTTGGGAATCCCGTTCCGGCATTATTCTGGACAATGGCAGACAACAATGAATTTGCAACTAGAAATAGAATCAACGAACTGTTGAAGAAATCACTCCGATTCAAGCATCCCGTTTCCGGTGAGACACCTGCAATTGGGATTTATTTCATCAAGAAAACTCCGGAATACCCGAATGGCTGCCAGCACGCAATTTCTCAAATCGGGGCTCAGAGGAAAAAACTCATAGGCCAGATTGAAGGAAAGAGCTTCTATTCAGATGAACGGGAAGACTCAATCACCGATCATGCCTATGATTGTATAAGATATTTTGTTGCTATGCACGGAACTCAGCCACAAGAATCCCGTCGCCGGCCGCCAAAGAACAGTTTTGCATACTACAATATGTTGCTCCAAATGAGAAATTCACAAGTTCCCGTTGCGGGTTCAGTTCAATAAGGTTTGAAAATGGCTGAAATCATAAACTTCACTACCGATCAAAATTGTCCTTGGGCACGTAGAATCCTAAATGGGCAAAAATACTATCAAACTTGGGAATCCAAGTATCGTTGTGAAGTTCTGCGTGAGTACATGCGTGGTTTTCAGTGGAAATATAAAAAGGATTTCAACTCAATCAACTACAATCCTTATACACTGAATCTTTTCAACTCAACTCTGAAGATCAAACTTGCCACGTTTTTGTTTCAAAAACCATCTTTTATCATTACCCCTGAGCCCTGGGATGGTTCTGGGTGGGATCTTGATCTTGCAATGCGTTCGGCGGCGATCAAACAGGATGTTTTGAATACCATTGTTCAGAACAAGAACATGAACTTTGCGAAGCATGTCAAACGTGCTGCAAAAGATTCTTTTAGCTCATTCGGGATGATCGAAGTTGGGTATGCTGCTGATTGGAGAAATCCCCAGAAAGAAATTCCTGAGTTGAAGTCTTGGGATGATACGGATATTTCAGAAGAAAGGGATAAGGTCATTAAAGATGACGAAGTTCCGATCAATGAAAGATTCTATATCAAAAGGATTAACCCTAAACGCTTCCGGGTTGCTCTTTCTGAGGCTATTGATCTTAATGACCACGAGTGGTGTGGTTACTACGACTTCGTATATACTAGGGAATTACGAAACACTAAAGGCATTAAATGGCCAAAGGGGTACGAAGGCGGATCTGTAGCTGCTGATTTTAGTAGCGGGATTCTTGGTGATACATTTGATCGCCAAAATCGTCCCGAATTGTTTCAAGGAGACTCAGATGGGAAACTTTCGAAGATTTGGCATATTTGGGATATGGTTTCAAAGAAGAGACTTCTTTTTCTCGACCAATATTTCAATCAGCCACTTTGGGAAACTGATATCGAAAGACTTCCATTTGTTGATCTCCGTTGGGATGAAAATGATGAAGGTTTCTACCCCGTTCCGCCAGCTTTTCAATGGATTTCCCAACAGGATGAAATCAATGAAGCCCGTGAACAGACACGTTCATATCGTCGTAGGTTTACGAGAAAGTTTCAATATGTAAAGGGAATGATCGATCAGTTAGAAGTTGAGAAGTTTGCTTCTGGTCCTGATGGAGTTCTCATTGAGGTAAAAGAAAAAGATGCAATCACTCCGATCCAGAATCCTGAACAGGGACAAACAACCGAAAATGCTCTGTTACTTGCAAAAGACGATTTTAATACTGTATCAGGAACGTCACAAGAGGCAAGAGGCCAGTCTGCTGATCGCGAAACGGCTACTGCTGCAAGAATCGTCGATGCTAGAGCAAGTATTCGAGAGTCTGCAGAACAGTTAGATTTTGAGAATTTCATATCTTTGATTGGTTCTGAGATTCTTGCAACTGCAAAAGAAAGACTTGTTGATGGTCTTTGGGTAAAGTATTCTGCTGGAGCTGTTCAGGATACCGCAACCTTGCTTCAGGCAAATGCCCCGGTTTACAAATGGATAAAGTCTCAGGATCTCTCTGATGGATATGATGAAACAATCATGGTCGATGTTGAGAACAAAACGCCACAGGCTATGGCTGCTGCAAATCAGGCTTTCAGTCAATTCTTGACATATGTTCACAACTTCCCCGAGATTTCTCTTGATCCCGATTTGATTCGGGAAGCCGCATTCCGCTGCAACTATAGGAATGAGAAAATCATACAAAAGATGCAAAAGACCGCTCTTATGATGATGGCCCAGCAGGCTTTGGCAAATAAAAACTCCAACGGTTTAGCAGTTCAACAAGATCAGGGTCAAAATGCAAACAATATTGCAGCACAACAGATTCAGAACATGAATCCTGACAATCCACAAAAGCAAGACCAAAAGCAACTTGAACAAATCATGTAAAGGAAGAATAAGACCATGGACGAACAACAGCAGCCAGAAGTAAAAGAAACTCCCAAATCTATTGTTGAAAAAACAATGGAATCCCTGAATCCCGACGGGACGCCGAAGGAAATGAAGCCTGACGACAAAAAGGTCGATGACAAAAAAGACAAAAAACCTTCTGATGACGACAAGAAAACTGACGACCTCTCCGATGATGACAAGGAACTCGCTTTTACTCTTCTTCGTCAATTGAAGAATCCTGAAACTGCCCCTCAGGTTATCGAGTGGTTTGCAAAACAGGGTGGATTCACAAAGGCTGAGGAAAAGAAACTTGACTCTGCTATTGATGACCTGAAAGATGGCACAAAGCAGGAGAAAAAAGAAGCAGTTGATGATATTACTGCACTTTTCACCGAGCAGTTTGGGGAAGAATTTGCTGCCAAACTCGCACCCGCGATCAAGAAAGCAATTGAAAAAGGTGTTGAAGAGCGAACAAAAGATATCAAACAGACATTTCAAGAACGTGAGCTGAGAGAAACAACAAATCAAGCAAACACTGTTCTTGATGAGATTGGAAACAAGTTTTACGAAAAGGATGGGATTCCATCTGAAATTCGTGGTGAAATGAATCGTTTGATGGATGTATATTCGCCATCAAAAGATCAAACACTTGAGGATTATCTCAACGATATCCATGCCCTTGCAGCCGCCAAAAAAGGTGGATCACTGAAACCCGTCGATAAGACTCGACAAGAACGAATTGATAAATCAAAGTCTGATGTTCCGGGGAGGTTAAACAATGGCCGTTCTCCTGCACCTTCTAAGGAAAATGCCGATCTCCCACCAGCCAAAAATCTTCAGGAAGCTGTAGCACGTGCAGAACAGCAGCTTCGTGAATCAATGAAATAACGACAAAGAGAGAACATGTCTATCATTTTCGGTAGTACAAGTGCTCCAAGTAATATTACCACTTATTTGGATTCACTTTTCGCGCAGTCACTCGCAAATTACAAGAAGCAACTGATCGACAATATTGGGGCTTCGAACGCATTTCTGTATGATCTGATTAAATCAGATATGTATGAAAGTGCGGATGGTGGAACGTACCTCGCTGAAAATCTCATGTATGCTTTGGCTCCGGCTGATTCATATAGTGGATATGATGAATTTTCGACTCAGCCGACAGATGGAATTACTCAGGCTATTTATGAGTGGTCCCAAATGGCTTGTCCGATTTCATATTCCATGAAAGAGGTTATTCAGAATGAACACCGACTTTCCAACTTGGTGACTTCCAAAATTCAGCAGTCAGAAATGGGGATTCAGGAAGGCTGGGCTCAGGCGTTTATGTGGGGCGCTGCAAGTCTTGGAAGTGGGAATATCTATGATCCCCGTATTTCTCCGATCAATGGATCTACTGGTGTCACTCCGCTTCCGAAACTTGTTTCTTACAATCTGAACAATACCGTCGGAAATATTGATTCGTCTACAGCGGCGAACAATTTCTGGCGAAACAAGTGGGCAACTTCTGCGGCGACGACATATTCTGGTTACATTTATGAAATCAAGAATATGTTCAACCTGTGCGGACTTGGAACTGGTGGAAAACCGACCCACATTATCATGGATCAGGTTTCCTATCAGAACTGGGAACATGCGTACTTTGCAATCTACAAAGGGCCGCCCGGAGTCAATGATCGGGAATATCCCTTTGTTGGTGCAAATTGGCTTGGTGCAAAAGTCATCATGGATGATAAAGTCCCTGATGTTTATTCCAATGCCATCGGTACCGAAGTTGCTGGTGCTGTTGATCCAACAACTCTCACGTATGGTTCAGCGTTTTTCCTCAATCAGAAGTTTTTCCGTGTTCGATACCATCCCGAACGGGATTGGGAAATGCTGAAAGATGAGAATGGCAAGACTTTCGCCAAACCCATCAATGGTGATTCCCGTACAGGTGCAATTGCTTGGATGGGGAATACCACAATCAACAATCGTCGCAAACACGGTGTTCTGGGCAAGATCGCTCGCACTTACGCTTCGTAATCTTAAAAGAAAGGAGAAAAGAAAAACATGCGATTCAAACAAGTAGCGGGCGCAAATGGGACTGGCGATCATATTCTGGTTTCTGGAAAGAATTCAGATACTGTCACGATTCCAAAGGGTGCGCCTTGTATCCTTACGTTGAATGGAACTGATGACGGTTTTGCCGTTGTTCTTCCTTCAACTGCTGGTGCTGCAAAATCAAACGCATTTCTTTGGGGTGTTGCAGTTCAGCCAATCACCGTAGGAAATCGGGACGATTTGTACGCAACTGGATATTGTCCATATGTTATTCTTCGTTATGCAACAAGAGCTGCAACGACGGATTCTTGGACTTCTTCAGCTTCGATTGCTTCTGGATTCTGGCTGGGCATTGATACACTCAATAATGCCTTTGTCACACTTTCAGCTTCAGTTGGAACTGGAAACAATCCATTTGCTGTACTTCTCGATTCCGTTGCTTCATTTGCTGCTTCTGCAAGTGCAACTTCGGATACTCGCACAGCACTGACTGTTGGTGTTCGGGCATTTCTGCGCATTATCTAAGAAACAGAAAACCAAAAAGGAAAGGGCTGCGATTACATCAAGGCCCTTTTCAAGACAAAGGAAAAGAAATGAAAAAGACAACTGAAATTTCACAAAAACCTCTTAGTATCGTTATTGGCATCAATTCCCTTACTTCCACTCCGTATATGGCGTATTCAAACCATATTTCGGCAATGCACAAACTTGGAAGATGGGCAGAGCGTGGAAAACATAATATCGCTCTTTACAATCCTGAACGCATGTCGATTGATCGTATGCGAAATCAATGTGCCAAAATTGCCATTGAATCAGGTGCAGATTACCTCCTTTTCTGGGATGATGATGTGCTCGTCCCGTTGGATTTTATAGATTCGCTGCTTTCTTGCAATGCGGATATTACTGCTGCTGATGTTATTATTCGTGGGTATCCGTTCAACCATATGGCTTTTGTTGGGGATGGAAAACAGGGTCTTGTACCAATCCCAAATCTTGCGCCACTCGTGAAAAAGCAAAAGTCGAATGTCCTCAACGTGGATGCAGTTGGGTTTTCCCTTTGCCTGATTAAAACTAGTCTGTTGAAAAAAATGACAGATCCATACTTTATCACAGGGCTCAGGAATACCGAAGATATCTACTTCTGTCTGAAAGCCAGAGAAATCGACAAAAATGTCTCCATCAAACTCGACACAAGAGTTCAGTGTGGTCATATTCTCTGGCAGGAAGTCATCTCCACTGAGAACAAGAAAGCTTTTGCCATCTATCAGGAAACCATGAATCCCGGAATGAAGCAGCAACATGATGAACAGGAAAAGGCCAAGAAATCTGCAACTGATGATCGCGGAACGGCCTTCCTCAAAAATGTATCTGCAAAAGTAAAAGCAGCAAGGATTCAGAAATGAAGCTGAACCTTGGTTGTGGCTCACAAAAGATCAAAGGATATGTCAATATTGATGTAGAGAAGAAATGCCGTCCCGATTTGGTTTGTGATTTTATCAAAAAGCCTCTTCCATACAAACCTGAATCAGTTGACCAAGTTCTTCTTTTCCACACTATTGAACATATCCAACGAAGGTATCATCGTTTGCTGCTTTGGCAAATCTGGAGGATTTTAAAACCCGGTCGGGAATTTCTGATTGCCTTTCCTGAATTCAGGAGATGCTTCCAAAACTGGTCAATTAACAAAGATGGCCAAAAGCAATTCTGGGAAGCAACAATGTTTGGGCGTCAAGCATATCCGTCAGACCATCATGTTGTTCCAATGGATACTGTGGATTTTACACAGACTCTCTTGGAAATGGGATTTGAGAATATCGTTGCAATTCCAGAAGATGCACCAAATGAATTTAACACAATCATTTCTTGCACGAGGGGAACCCCATATCAGTCTTATGAACAACTTGTGCATGATGATTTGTTGAATACAAAAATTGTTGACAATAGAAAAAAGCTCCAGCGATGACCCGATCACAACTTCGTGCCAATGTTCGTGCAAATCTCTCAGATGCCGGTATCACGTTTTATCAAGATGCTGATATCAACTCATCCCTGCAAGATGCGTACAATGATATTGCTTCGAAGTGTCGGTGTATCGTCAATAATGTCACTTTGAACTTTCTGTCACAGGTCAATTACTATGACTTTCTGGCGGGAAACCCGGACCCCTTAAACGGTGGATTACCTAAAAACACCCCCGTTACCGATTTTTTGGGTGTAATTGCAATTTTTAACAACAATACCAATCTCTGGCTCCGAGATGACCTCAATAAAAGGGATTTCGACAAGATCCGAATAGATTGGGAATTATGGACCGGTCAATCCCAATATTGGGCGCCGATCTCGTTGAAATATATTGCAGTTGCTCCAAGACTTCAAGAGGGGTCCGGGACTTTTGAACTTTGGTATTGGGGGAAAGCCCCGATTTGGACTGATGAAGACGATCTTGTTACAGAACCTTTGGTTGCTTCAGATATGCAAACCTTATTTGAATATTTTGCTACTGCTGATCTTTTGGAAAGCGCTGAGGAGCCAATAAAGGCAATGACTTGGTGGGAAAAGTATTTCAGCAATAGGGAATCCTACAAACAAAGATGTGTTGACAATGCCCGTGCGGATCTCCTGCAAAGGATTTGAGAATAAATGCCAGTTTTCAGTCAATCCGACATTATCCGTTTTTTCAATCAAGGCGAGAACACAGCTTCAAATAACTGTGACTTCCTGATTGATAGATACGAAATTCCCGTTGTTTCGGGAACTCATACATATCAAATTCCTGACTATGTACGGAGTATTTCTCGTGTCACGTTTCAGGGCAAGAAACTCACACCTTTGCCAAGACGAGATTTGAACAATGCCTTTCAACCTGCAACTCAGCAGGGAAGGCCATTTTGGTATGTTTTCAACAATGTTGGGCAGAATAAAATCAGGCTTTTTCCAACACCAAATGATGTAACTCCAGTCGGAACTGACCCTTGGTGTACTGATATCCCAACTGCGACAATTGTTGAGTTTTTTCGTTTGACCGACAATACTGAGTTTATCCTACCTGACTATTGCCGAAACTACCTTTTAAAGAAATATGTTGGTAGGGAACTTTTCACAATTGAAGGCCCGGGCCAGAATTTGAAAATGGCAAAGTATATGGATGCTCAGTGGAAAATCTGGTTTGGCGAGTTCGTTGGCTTAGTTGATGAGCTCCACAATGCGGCAAGAAAGTTGTTTGTTTCAGATGTTGTATCAGGCAACTGGTTTCCCGGTTCACCAATGTTGCCTATTGATAAATTTGGCATTTCAGTAGACCAAGGCTACTAAAGGATATTGACGATGAAAAGGCTCCTCAACTTTATCAGATTTTTTACTTTTATTGAACAAGTTGGTTTAATCCTATTTTGTGCTTTCTGTGTTTTTGCCCAGACTTCACAATACCCGAATTCTATTGCAGGCCCACAACAACTTGGAGTTGTTGCAAACGGGGTCACCGGGACATTAAACAATTCCCTGACAACTTCTTCAACATCTGCAAATATCACAAATGGAACTTGTACACTTGGCGGCCAAGCTACAACTTGTAGTGTTGCTTTTCAGCCGTATATGTTCGTCACGATTCAGAATGAGATAATGCAAATTTGTTCTATCGGGTCTGGAACAGGTGTAACAATTCTGAATTTTGGCATTCTTGGCTCAGCGTGTCCCTCAATTTCTGGCCGGGGGCTTGATGGTACTCAAATTGCTGCCCATACAACTCCATCTTTTCCCAATAAAATCACAGTTTATAACAATATTACAGCTTGGACACACATGGCTGATAGTGCTGAGATCCAAGCAATTGAAACAAATGTAATTGGTTCATCACTTTCAGTAAAGAGTTTTGGGGCTAAATGCGATGGGGGTATTACTGATGATACAGTAGCAATCCAAGCTAGTATTGATTATTTTGTAAATGCTGGTAAGGGGGGTACTCTTACATTTCCAAAGGACGGATTATGTGGGATATCCCCTCCATATATTACAATTAGACCCACTGCTGCCGGATTAACTTTACAAGGGTTAGGGACTATTCCGAGTGGTGTATATTCTGCTGGAGCTGGAAGTGGTGGGGTAGTCGCGATTGGAAGTTCCTCTAATCTTCCAATATTTAATGTATTAGCTGGCGAAATCAGATTTACCAATATGTACATTGATGCGGCTGCAAAAGCTAAAATAGGCATTCAGAATGTACTTAATAATTCAGGTTTAGTAGAGCATACAATCGTTAGAAATACTTCAGGGGATGGTATTACTGTTTGTAATGAGTGTACTCCGGTTATGTCGATTTTATCGGGTGGTGGAGTAGGTGCAACTTCTGCAACCCTTGACTCTACATCTCCTTATGGAGTTATAGTAAATGGTCCGGGTATTTGTACAGGAGGTGTAATATTTGGGTATGGTACAGCAAATACAGAAACACGTGCAATAACTTCGGGTGCTGGTGTTAACCCTATAACATGGGCAACTCCGCTACTTCACGCACAAACAACCGCAATATGCCATGGGAATGACGATTTTTTGAAGATACTAAACTATAGAGATCTTATTCCGGGTGGTTGGGGGCTTCATGTGGTCGCGGGTGGCGACTCAAACGGTATTACAGTCTTATACAGGCAAAGTAATAACGCTACATCAGGTGGAGACTTATGGGAATCTGGTAGTAATGCTACAGATTTATTCGGTGGCTATGAGGGAGGCTCAGGCCCTGCAATTCAACTTGGAATAACCTCAAGTACTTTTGGTGGCCCAGCATTTGGCAGATTTGGCTTATTTTCAGATGCTGAACAGTCTAATTCTTTATACAATTCTATAGTAAGTGTTTGTGGTTCTGGTTCAAATACTATTTTTACACGTGTTTCTACTGATTTACAATACGCTACTAGTGCATCGACATCTCCATTGCCAAATTCCTGTCCAGCATATCCTAATGGTACATCGGATATTGGAATAGGTACAAACAATAGTGATGGACAATTTATTGTCCAAACTGCTTCTGGCCAGCTACAGTTTGATACCAATAATTCAACTTGGTTATCTTTTGCAGATAAGGCAGGAACAATTTTAGCTAGCCTTATCAAGAGTGCTGTTACTGCTGGGGGTATGGAAGTCTCAAAAGACTCCACATTTGGTACAGGATTTCAGTTTGCTGTATCCGATAAAACCCAACCAGCTTATAAAACTGTAATTGGTGTGAACCATGATGGAACTTACGGATGGATGGGCTGTACTGTGTGGGGATCATCGACTATTCCATGTAAATACAATCCGACAGGTGGTGCCAATGTGTTTGGAACAGGTGGTTTCACCTCAATGGGAACACTTGGAAAAAATATTAGTCTCACTGCCACAAATTACATTGCAAGTGAAACTGGATCTAATAATGCTATTGCTGTAACATTTAATGATCCGTTTGGCACAGCCATTCCACTTAATGCGGGCCTTAGGATTATCGTACACTTAGCGCATACACTACAAGCGGGTGCAAATACCTTAACCTTTAACGGAGTTACAAAAAATATAGTATCAGGCAGTAATTACGGTAGCAATATTGGGACTGCCTATATTGTTGGTTCTGATGTAGACCTTTTATACGATAATGGTGTTTGGATGGCAATGGGGAGATAAATGTCAACGTACAATACACCTCTCGTTGGTGGCGGAAATCAACCCGGAACAATTGACAATGCTGTCCCGTTTCCGGAACTTTATATACGAAACTTCGTAAATGATGAGGGAATTTTGCCAAGCGAAGCTACACCACTACAAAGAGTTGTTGATATGTTTACTGTTCAGGCAGACCAACTTCAATTCACATTGAGTAAAGTTCCGGGCCAAGAATATTCACCAATTGTGTATTTGAATGGGGCTGCACAAACTCCAACAGTGAACTATGTGATAAACTCAAGAACCGTCACGTTTCCGGCAGACGTTCTTCAAACTGGTGATAAAGTCCAAGTAAACTATTATGCCTAATCAGACATTTTTATTGAACAGTTTCACAGGTTGGTCACCAAATGATGATGCTATAAATGGAGGTAGGGGAACTTGTCTCCAAATGACCAATCTTGAGTTTGATAGAAATGGTGCTCTTTCACTCCAAAACGGGACGACCGTAAAACAAACAATTGGCGCTGCTAATGCACATACTTTGTTCAGTAAGTTTCTTCAGGGTGTTCGACATGATTATACTTCTTTGGTAGATGGCTCAGTCTACAGAGACGGAAGTCTATTGACTGCTGGTGGTTCAACTTCAAGAACTGCTTTTTCTACAGCTTTCGATGATACCTTGATTGCATCTGGGGCATATCGTGTAAAAGATTCAGGAACTGCTGTTTCAAATCTTGGTGTAACTGCACCAACTCTTGCACCAACTCTCACGCAATTTCCATATACAACAAGTCCATTGATTGCAAATGCAACTGATACAAACGGGTATCATGGCGTGTTTGCGTCTCTTGTTGATGTTGGTGGGTATGATTTTCTTGAACAGTGGCAATGTGATACAACTGATTTTTTGTTTGTATTTGCAACTTTCGACAGTGCAAACACTACTGACACAACTGTTCTTGCTCAAACTACAGTTGGGACAACAACCACGGAATCAACCCCAAATGATTTTATTGATGTAACTCTTTTTTCAATTGATGGCTCTGGGAACCCGGACAACTCCGGTGTGGATATGAACAATGTATCTGCAATTCAGTTTGCGATATACCTTTCCCGCCCAAGTTCGTTAACCCCAACAATTGAATTTGCATCAGATTATTATACATACAATTGGACTTCTGACCTCGGCCCAAATGGTGATGATATCAGGGTTGTTTCGGGAAGTAAGATTTCATTCCGGATTCGTAGACAGCAGTTTACAAGAGTTGGTGGAAATACGGCTCTCGATTGGAATGACGTTGTTGGGTATGTAGTTGGAATTCAATGTGTCGGAGCAATGGCCAATCCCGCTGGAATTTCAATTCCTCAGACTTTCCAAGGTGGTGATGCTGGTTCAATATCAGGTACTGGCGAAGTTCAAGTCCAGTATGCTCAGATGAATGTTGCGGTTACGAATTCATATACTGCAAAGTCAACTCTTGGGCCAGCTGCAAAAGTTTCAAATATTGAAAATCTTGGATTCGCACTTGTTCCACAGGTCCCAACTGATCCCCAAGTAACAAATATTTGGATCTTCCGGCAAGATAATGGCCTCTCAGAATGGTATAGAGTTCTTGACATCCCTATTGCAGATGTTGCTGCAAACACAATTGATACAACTTCGGATACCGATGCCCTTGTTGAAGACGTAACGGTTGATTTGACATTGGTTTCAACTTTCAGCATTGATACTATTCTTGAGATTTTAGGCCCAATCGGGGGGAGATGGTACTATTTCACGTCTTCATTCCTTTATCCCTCGGATATCAATGACCCCGATCTCATAAATGTTCAAAAGGGTGTGAGAACATGTGGTGGCCAAAGTGAAGTTTTCCTTTGGGCTAGGAAAATCACGGAATCCCAGATCCTAGTCGGGACATCAATTGACATATATCTTTTAAGTGGAACTTTTAGAACTCTGCCGGATGGCTCAATTGATATTTCGTATCTCCCGCTGGGGTGTAAATTTCCCCCACTTTCGAGAGATGCAAATGTTTTTTCTGGCCAAGTTTACTATCTCTCAACATCTGGCTGGACTTCTATCAGTACTGGTGGGTCAAATCAGATTCTTTCATCCCCCGGACAGGATCTACTTTATCAAGGTGAAACAAGGTATGGGTATACAGGACTTGACCTCCCTGGAATTGCACCGGGTTCAGTAAACTTCCCGTCTTGTATTCAGAAAGGCAAGCTTTATTGTACAGTAACAGGAACTGGCAGAATAGAAGTTTTTGATTTCATCCGTCAGTATTGGCGTCCCGTTGAGTTCCCGTTTTCGGGGGATTGTAACGCAATTTGTGAAACACAGGATGGTCAAGTTCTTGGTTACTTCTCAGACAATAAACTCAGGGTATTGTTTGATGAAACTACCAAACTCATAGATGGTGCAACAAATCAGGCAATCCAGTATCTTTCAACTGCTCAAGATGGAGGAGTGAGTAGGAATAGAAAGAATCTATTTACTTTCAAGAGTCGCCTTCAAAACACATCAGGCAATCTTACAGTACAGATTTTAACTGACCAAGGTACAATAACTCTCAGTTCTACAGTCCAAAACGGGACGCTAAACTCAGAGTTTGCTCTTGATATCAGTTCAAAACTGGAAGCTGGAAAATGGTGGCAGTTTCAGTTGAGTGGAAGTTTTGCTGATTTCCTACTTCAAGATCTCTCGGTTGATTGTGATGTTCTCCCAACTCCACTAACATCCCTTATCGGTTTGAGCAACAACTTTGGAACTGGGTCGAAGAAACGTGTAAGAACCTGGCCTTTTGTGATTGATACAAGAAATGGAATTGCAACACTTACCCCATATGTTGACGGGGTCGCACAAACTCCGATTTCGGTTCAAACAACGTACAAAGCAACAGTCCTCTACAAGTTCCTAACTGATGTTTTTGGGATTGACTACGGATATAAAATCATGTACGACGGGGCGACTTTGTTTGAGTTCTATGGGGAGCAATCCCCTGAAGTTGTCCAAGTTCTCCCGGTTGCAAAAAGATTCGATCAAATTGGACCACAAGAATTCTTTCGGTATGGAAAAGTTCAAAAACTCAATATACGTCTAATGCCAATTGACGACACACAAGACGAAAACGTGGTTCTTGTACTCCCCTATACTGTGTATTTTAACGATCAAGAAGTGCTAACTGGCTCAATTGATGTTTTGAACAAGGCTGAGGGTTCATATACAATCGGGACTCCAAAAGGTACAGCAGGTGCAATTCTTCGTGTTGAATTTGGTCCTGTTGGATATGATCTTCATCGTTTCAATACGAAGTTTCTTGTGACTGAATCGGGAAATGAAACTGAAGGAAAGTGGGTTACAATAGGATAACATGGCACAATCCCAAACACTTCAGAATTCAAAGACTGATCTTCTTTCCACACAAAATATTATTTTTAATGGTAGGAGAATTACCTCAGCGGGGAATGCCGTTGCTGAACAAGACTATGTGACTTTATCCCAGGTCAATAGTTTGATTTCTGCCGCAATTCCAACAACTACCACAAATCGAACTCAAATCAATATCAATGGGATCATTAAAAATGGTCAACCGGGTGCAATTCTTTTTGTTGGGAGTCAAGGACAACTTTCACAAGATTCAGTAAACTTCAAGTACGATCAGGGGAATCAAATTCTTGATCTAGTGAATCTGAATATTAGTAGTTTAACAATCTCAAAGCCTGTAAAGAGTGATGCAAATAAAAATCTTGTTTCGGGGCTGATCGTGCTCACAACTGATGTTTCTGGCATTCTGAAAGTTGTTAACGGTGGTACACAACTTGCAACTTTGACGGCTCATGCTGTTTTGATCGGAAACGGGACGGGAACAGTTTCTTTTGCAACGATTGGGACTGCTGGAAATGTTCTGACTGATAATGGAGTAGGAGCAGATCCCACTTTTCAAGCAATTCCGGGATTACCGAATGTTGGTCCCGGCGCAGGAACGTATATTGTCGGTTATAGGCTTACACCAACTGGGAATGATGGTACAATAACTTTAGACGCTCAAGGCAGAATTACTGGAGTACAACAGGCCACATAAATGCCAAACGATCAACAAACAATTTTTACTGGATTGACTAAAGAAGAAAAGAACTTTATTCTTACTCTTTTCACAAAAGTCCAAGTCAACGTTACAGATGAAAATGCAATTGAAATTTGTTCATTGGTAAAATTAATTTCCGATAAGTTCAAAGGGGAACCAACAAATGGCGACTAACCCAGCATCGTTGAGTAGTATTTTTTCAGATCCATCTAAACTTGCGCTTATTGGACTCTCATCGGGGGCTGGTGCATTTGGGACTCCGGGAAACTCAAGTTCTAGTACAAATACATCTTCCTCACCTGTTATCTCCGAGAGTGTTCAAGAACTTTTGAATCAACTCGGGGACCAATACAAGCATCTTACTCAGACTGGGCAAAATCTTCAGCCATATGAGCAAGGTGGAATTCAACAAATAAACTCAAATGCTGATCTCCTGCGAAAGGCATCTCAGGAAGCTTTGGCGTCTCGCGGACTTTCAACAAGTCCCGTTGCGGCAAGTGTAGAAGCTGGCCAAAATCAAAATCGAGTCTCTCAAATCAACCAATTCCAGCAAACAATTCCACTTCTTCAACGGCAACTTCAACTTGGGAATCTTGGTGCTGAATCTGGTTTTGCTGCTTCAGTTCCTCATGGAGTAACTTCTTCAGGAAATACGAATACTGTAACAACTCAGGGGGGTGGCCCTGGGGGTTTTCTTGGTGGTTTTGGAAAAGCACTTGGGGCATTTCTTGGACTGGGGGCGAAAGTATAAAAAATGGCGATTCAGGAATCAAACGATATTGTCAACTCCTATCTTCAGGGGCTTCAGGTACAACTTGGGAAGAAACAGCAGGAGCAGGAAAATGAGTTCAAAAAGCAAGAAATTGCTCGTCAACAAGAACAGACGAAGCTCATGCAAGATCAGTTTGACCAATCTGTAAAACAAGCTGACCTTGCCAGGAAAGCCGCAGAAGCAAACTTCCGTTTCAATATTGATACACATGCTTCGGAACTTGCACAGAATCGTGAACCCGATGTTGACCCTACAACCGGGAAACCAATGGTTGATGCGAATGGAATTGGTACATATTCTGTTCAAGGACCAACTGGTGCTACGATTCAGTTGAAAGCACCAACTCGTGAACAACAGCAGAATATTGCAAATCTCAATCTTAAGAAACAAGCAGATATTCGTCAAGCTGAACAAGCAAAACAACTTGAACAAGAACATCAAAATCGTCTCGCTGAGCTAGGAGTTTCAGCTGCAAATGCTCAGGCTTTGGAAGCTCAACGGGGTAAGCTTCAAGCTGATCTTTCTCAGAGAGAAATCAATGCAGCAAACTATAGGTCTAAACTTGAACGAGATACACAACTTCAAATTTCCAGAATCAATTCCGGTCTTGATGATGGGACTGGAACCGGGAATCTAAATCCCGCTGTAGTTGCTGCAAAAGATCGTGTTCTTGCTGGTGATATCACAGATGCTGATTTGACTGGTTTGAAATTTGCCCCAACTGTTCGTGCTCAGGTGATTCAAGCTGGGGGAATTGTCCCAAAAGCTAAAGATGTTGAAAAAATCAAAACTCTTTCTGGTCTTGTTGGAATTCTACCAAAAGTAAAGCAAGCTATAGTCGCACAAACTGATGTTCCGGGCGGTAGGTTAGGTTCATACGTTGCAGGGCATGTTCAGAATGCTGTAGATCCTGATGTTGCTGAAAAATTCAATGAACTCTCAGGTTATGCTCCTACAATTTCACAAGTTGTTGGTGGTGAAGCAGGACAGCGTTTGACGGATTTTAAGATTGCAATGTCGAATAGTGGTTTTTTGCCGTCTGTCACAAATCCAAAAGCTGAGAATATCAAGAGGTATAATAACCTCATTGATAAACTCCATACAGCAGCAGATGAAGTTCTTTCAGCATACCCTAAAGCTCAGAGGGATTTGATTTTGAGTAAATATGGCTTGACGAAAATTCAACCATATGGGATTTTTGATAAACAAGGTACCGAAACGGGGCAACCTTCTAGCCAACCTTCTGCTTCAACTCCTGACCCTAATTCTTTTTTTATCAACAGTAAAGGAAAGTAACGATGCCAATTGAAACTGGACTTGTCGCAGATCAGCCGAAAGTCTATGACATTGATGCAGCAAGAAAAGCCGGAGTTCCTGAAGATCAGATACTTGGTGCCCTGCGCGGGAAGTTCGGAAAGCTCTATGACTACGATGGAGCATTGAAAGCTGGGATTCCCGTTTCAAAAATAAATGACACGGTTGCGGCAAAAGTCAATGATCCAGTTGGCAACTTTGATATTCTCAAACAAGGTTTAACTGATGCGAAAGACAAAACAATTGATCTCGTAAAACCAATTGCTGATAGTGCTGCAACAATCGGGGCTGGTGCTGAAACTGGCCCTATTGGTGGCCTCGCCGCTGGTGCTGCAACTGATGCTTTCTTGCAAAGGCTACAATCTGCAACTGCACAACAGAAAAATCAGACTACTCTCAGTAAAGTTGCAGGCGCGAAATCTGGTTCAGTGGCTGATACAGCTTTGAATGCAATTCAGAATGAAGGACTGAATGAGCTTCTTGGGAAAGTTTTTACTACTGTTGGTGGAAAAGTAAAATCTCTTTTTACTCCTGTTGATCCCGCGTTGGGGGAGTTGAAACCCACTTTTAGTCAATATGGTGGTGGAAAACTTTCCTCAATGATTGAAAACATTTGGGGTTCAGATGCAAAGCAGAAAGCAATGCAGGAAAGTGCAAATGCTGCCAGAACCAAGTTTGAGGATCTTGTTGTTCGTCCACAAAATCCAAATGATATCTTCGGGATCGGGAAGCTGAACTCCCAATTTCAGGATTCCAAACGTATTCTTGGGACTTTGTCAAAAATCAATACAGTTCAAGTCCCCGGCGAGAATACACTTCCGTCTGGAAATATAAATCCATTTCCTCAGCCCTCTACAGTTGAAGGTCCAGTGTATCTGAACAATACTGTAAAGGAAGCTCAGAAAATACTTGACAGTAATGCTAACCTAAACGGGAATAAAGGATTTGAAGTTCCGGGAGACACGAATCAGAAGCTTGTAAAACAGGCTGAGTTGATTTTGCAATACACCGATAATGGTAAAAAGCCCATTCCGTTTCAGGATGCAATGGATATACTTCATGGCCCTGATGGCGATGGTGGCCTTAGAGTTCTTGCAACAAAAGATCATGGTGAACTTGGCACTGTAAAAGATTCACAAAATGATATTGCAAAGAACCTTGACTATGATATTCTTCAGTCTTTCAAGAATTGGCATGGGGGGCCTGAAGCAAAAGATGCATATAACACTGCGAGATCATCTGCAATCATAAAACAAACTCTTGCCGAAGGTGGAAATGTTCAGAATCTTGTCAGCAATGTAAATGGACCGATCCCCCAGATTGATAAGGCTTTACAGAATCCCGTGCAGACTCAGAAACTGTTGAATACGTCTAATCTCAGCGGGGTTAAGTCCAGCAATATGCGCCAAGATCTTGCAGGGTACAGACTTCAGCAAATCTGGAATAGTGGAGATTCTGGAACAGGACTTGTTGATGGGAAGAAACTTTTGGCAGAATGGAACGATCCAGCTTATCAGGCTACGAAAGATCAACTTTATTCAAAACAGACACAAGACCAGCTGACCCAGTTTTTTCAAAATGTCAACAAAGTATCCCAAAACGGGATGGGCGGCCAGTATGGTTTGACAAGACTTGGGTATCATGGGATTTCTCTCGCAGCAAGTCTTTTGACTGGGGGTTTGACAGGGCATGCAATTGAAAGTTTTGCAGCTATGGAAATTCCACCATATGCAATTGCAAAGATCATGACAAATCCCGTAAAGGCCCAAGTGCTTCAGAGGTTGATAGCAAATGAGCCCTTAGAGATGAGTACTCAACAGGCAGGAAGATTGATAATGAGCGGCCTAAACGGGATGACTGTTTCGTTGGTTGATGGAAATGGAAAGCGTAGAGATGCAAAGATTGTCAATGGGCAGGTTCAGTAGGGACAGTAAGAACCCCTCCACTATCAAACAACTCGTCTACAAGTCTCTTCGTTTCAGGATCTTCAAGATAGTTTTTCCTTGCTTTTTCTTGAATTTCTGGATCGGGGTGGACTATATCGTTTAAATGGTCACTCATGGCATCTTCGACTCCTGTGGTTTTTTAGGATCAAAAGCTTGAACAAAAGCCCTACACTCACAACCACCACAAATCTTTCCATTTGTTCCATGAACTTCAACAGAATGTCCACAGTTGCACTTTGTACCCCGTGGGGCAGGTAGCTTTTTGTCTATTTCGTAGTCACTCATACTTTTACTCTCTTTCCGAAATCTCTCCATCGTCTGCGTTTCAGGCGTCTAAGAGTCCCTTTTGCCTTAAATACATATATTGTTTTTACAGTCCCCAATAATTTCCTCCTTTTTCTTGAAAGCTTGTCAACCTTTCTTTGTCCATGTATATATAGAAACTCACTTGTCATTCCTTCCCTCTCAGTGTATTCAACATCTTCACTGTCAACGCATATGAAACTCCGCGTTTTGTGTCAAGTTTCGTGATAAGCAGTTCCGCACTTTCCAATGCTGTTACAAGTTTATCAAGAATCTCGGCGTCGAAGTTCATCCAGTTTTTCCGAATAATCTCCTTTCTTGACATTTCATGTCCCGGCGCGGCTGAAAGATCCGATATCAACAGACTTCCAGCCTGAGCAATATCTGATTTTCCTGATGAGAACATAAAAGTATTGTAGTTTGGCAGAAGTTTGATACAGAGATCAATAGCATCTTCCATATGGGTTTCGGAAACTTCTAACGTCAAATCATTTGCAGCAAGGATCATTGCAATCTTGATGATTCCCGTGTGGATTCTACCAAGAACACCAGTTCTGTCAACTTTTCCTTTTTGAGCTTCCCGAAACGGTATGTACCACCCGTCATAAACATCCCACGCAGCTTTAGTAAAGTTGATTTCCCCACGAAGTTGAGCAATTTTTCTCAGTGAATCAAGAAGTTTTTCATAGCTTTTGCTTGTGTCCCCTATATCCCTCAGAGAGTTGGATGGGCGAAACTCATCAGGAGTAATAAGAAATGTGCGAGCCAGCAACCCGCCGTTAATGGCAGAAGAAGTGTAAACGCCCTTGAGGAGGTCTTCGTTGGAGCCCGCAAGAAGGGAAAAAACCATAGACTCAATCCTACGGCGTCCCCTACTAACAAGATTAACTTTAAAATTGAGCTTGTAGTCATATATGTCCGTTAAAATCCCGACTCCCTGATCGTCTGACACAATTCCCGCTGCTAGCTCTTCTGCAAATAGTGTTGCAGCTCCGCCTTTTGCCATTTTTCCTGTTACTGGATCTGTTTCATTTATCATCATCTCCTCAAAAATAGCCTGAACGGAAGTCCGCCCAGCAATGACTTTTGTATTCCCGAGTTTTTCTACCAATCCAAGGGAAGTACGAATTGGTTTTCCTTTTCTATGGGCGCCGGAAATGGCAAGAAGGAGGACATAGATATTTGGGTAGGTTCTATCATCTCCGACTTTCCAATAAACATTGTCTCGCAGGACTGCTGCAATTGCTGCGTATCCTGACCATCGCCAGAAGGCAGTCGAGCTTTCGTAGAGCTTTGTGTGATCGAGGAGTTGTGTGACAAATGAGTCATCCTTTTCTGGCTTCATTTTTCTTTTTGAGACAGAGTTCTATTTGTCTTTCAGTAAGACTTTCGAGTTCTACACCGAGATTAGATGATATTCGTGAAAGGTAATAAAGTACATTCGCCATTTCATTAAGAATAAGTTCTTTTCTTTGCGGTGTAAGGATGAAGTTTTCATCACGTATACATTTTTTTATTTCATCAGCGACTTCACCAGCTTCACCGGCAATTGCAAGCCCCCAATATCGGAGATCGTAAAGTGGGCTATCTTTAAACGCTGAATTGTCAAGACAACTTTGCTGGAATTCTTGAAGGGTCACGACTTTCTCCTCAACTGATCCTGTCGGTAAATTCTCCAAATCCTACAGTACACAGCAATGTCTTTCAAATTGTCATCAAGACTTTCTTCTTTAACTTCAGCGGGTTTCTGAAGCAGAGAAGCAACTCTTTTGATCTTGTCAGTAATTCGGCAAAGAATTCCATCTTCAAGAGAAATTCTGCCTTGAGTGATATTTTCAATCAAACGGAAATTCGCAAAAGCATCTGAAGCATGAGCATAGTCGCTGTTTTTCATACGTGTTGTCTCAAGTTCTTCAGCCATGAGTCTTTCAAATTCTTGGAAGTATTCGGTTTGGGTCATAGGGCTCGTGTCTACTGGTATGCTTAGCAGGTCTTTGTAACAATTTCCTGCCTTAGCGTGTAGTTCAACAATGCCTAAATTTCTATCCCTAAAATCACAGTTGTTACAACCCCAATAGCCATGTAACTGTTGATGAACCAATGTTGAATGATTTATCATTTCGCTCATTTTATCTCCTTCAAGTTTTCCCAATTGTCTCGACTTACGCTTACCTCAGCGGGAATCAATAGCTCAAAATCCCGGCTCAGGCTACAATTTCTAAAATCTATCTTTTTCTCAACACTCTTTTTGTACGCAAAACCGTGTTCTTCTTCCCTTCCGATCGGAACCTCATACAAGACCCCGTCATGCTGTTCCGTGAGCAGCCTTGCCCAAGGGTGTTCTTTAGACATTGGCAGAATTCCCTCAAACTTTGTTTGATCGGAAACAATAGCCTGTGGGATAAACGAAATTCCCTTGTTTATAGCTTTATGATCGGGACGGTCAAAAAACGTGTATCGCCTCCCGTTTGGGGCTATCAAAGTATGATCTGCTCCAGTTACACAAGCTGTGATTGCTTTGTGGAATACATTTCTGATCTCCGGTTGATATTGGTGGAATGTCTTCAAAATCTTTTCGCATTCTTTCATTGGTCTTTGCGTCATTGCCATCAAACGCCCCGCTTGCATATTTCTTTCCCCAGCGTGACGGACGGTCTTTGACATATGATATTCTAGCGTCCCTTTTTTTATCGTAGAAGGATCACACTCATATACCCAAGAACCAGTAAGTCTATGAATACCAACAGGACCATCGAAAACTTTGAGGATTTCAAAATTGTTAGCAAGAACGGCATCGACTCTGGCTTCGGCTTGGGAAAGGTCAATTTCCACAAAAGCGTATCCCGGCGACGGGACGAACATACTGCGAATATCCTTCCCATATTGAACTCCATTTATGTAGAAACCATGTTTCCCAATTGTCTGAAGTGAGTGTCCAAGATTTTTCTTCTTCAGCTTTGGTTGTCCCGTTTTCTTGTTGATTCCGTCGAAAATGAGAATTTCATCAGTTGTTTCACCGGCAGAAGTTCTACCCGTTGCAGTTCCAGCAAGATTGAATTCACACCGGAATCGGCCATCCGGATACAAAGGGAGTTCAAGGATCTCGATGACCTTATGTATCTTTCTACAGTTCAAGAGATGCTGGAGAATATCTTTACCAAAATGTGGGGAATGTTTGGCATCCTTGGATGAGGCAAGCAACAAGAGCAAAGATTCTTCATCTGTGCCCTTCACGCCACGAATTTTATCAAAGCCCAAATGGTCAAAAACCAGCGTATTGCACTGAACAGAAGAAAGAGGATTAAGGCTAGGAGTACAAGCAAGGGTACGTAGTCGAACAGATTCCATATGAAAGAGGAGTTCATACTTCTCAAGGAGTTTTTTTGCTTGTTCGGTGTCAATTCGGATTCCATTGTTTTCCATTTCCATGTATACAGGCGTGAGTTCGACCAACTTCCTGTATACATATTCAGTGCCAAGGATTTTTACTTCCTTGACTTGTTCGTCACGGATTTGCCAGCTTGCAATAGTGTCTTTAGCACAGTAAAGATAAAACTTGTTTTTCTTGGGATCTTTAGAAAAACCCGGAGTTTTCCCCTCGTCTTTAAAATAGGGAATGTCTGTATATATGGAAGTGAGAAACCCCAGATTCTTTTTGTACTCACAGTAAAGTGTACTTGCGGCGAGCATAGTGTCGTCCACAACGTTTTCAACTTTCCACCCCCATCGGTTTGCAATTTTCCAGTCATATTTTATATTTTGGTTTCCCTTCGCTTTCGGAGATGCAAGAAGTTTCGCAACGATATCCAGCATGAGCATTCTTTCAGTGAGTTCAATAGATTTCTCCATGAAAGGGGCACAACAGGCTTCTTTTCCGTCGAAACAAAATGCAATGCATACGGGTATTCCGCAATAAGTTTCCCAATCAAAGTCAATAAATGGTGATTTTTCGTAGGATCGTTCGACGAAGTTTCTGAACTCTGATGCACTGGTTGCAACCCAAGGTCGGATAAGATTTTCTGGTGGGGGATTTGTATTGAGATATTTAGATATTTTGGCATAGTCGATGGATTTTGTTATCATCGTCATCTTGTAGTCCTTCATCAAAGACAATGGACCCAAGAGAGGTAGGACTTTTATTTGAGGAAAAATTCCGAGATTAGGCTCAGTAAGAAGGATACTGCCTCGAAACTTAGAAATGCTGTTATTCCCAGTAAGATAATGCAGGCCCAATTCTCCGATTGGGATGATGAGGAAGGGTTTTGTTTCGTTGATTTCATACTTCAATTGCTCCAAATACGGAAGTGCAACTTTGTCAACCTCAGGCCAGTTGATCTTGGATTGTTTGTAGTACTTTTTGATATCGAATTTTTCTTTTATGAGAACTGTTTTCCAAGCATCTTCAAATGAAAGTGAATGTTGACGTAGGTATCCTTTTATGGCATTCCCGACATAGCCGGTGAGGGCATAGTTTGTTGTGAAGTCTTCTCCGGAGGGAGCATCCCCCACGAACATCATTGAGGGTTTGGAAGAACCATGACCGACGATCAAAGCGAGATTTCCTCAATTTCCTTAAAAAATCGTAATATGAATGGGCCAATAAATAAAACCAAATTTGGCATATCTTCATGATAATGAAACGTCATACCGAAAACTATCCCATATTGAAATGCAACCTGCAAAGAACAATATGTTGCTTTCATTAGCTTTTCTCTTTTCAAAAAACCAGCGCGTCGGTGGGTCAATTGTATCCCAATATCCGCTCAATCCTTCTCTCGGGCCTATTGCTATAAACAACGGATACCTACAGAAAGTGTCGGCTTATGTTCTTTTCGTAGCCTTTTCCGATTCATCTTTCGATGAGATTCGCGCGCTGTTTTTCAATCTACATCAACCTCAGAACGCCACTTTCTGAGCTTCTGCCGAAGTTGCCTTCCCAAACGGGACAAAGTTCCCCGTATTGTTCACCGGCATACCTTCTGCAACATCGACACCAACCTGAAGATCGAAGCCTTTCAGCAAAAGATCATCAGTGTTGATATTGAGTGAAACTGCGTCAAGTGGAACATTCTGAATTGCCGCAGCAAGTACAAGAACATCACTCTGAGGCCGGAACTGAGTCCCACCGAGCATGGAAGCATTGTTGACTTCAGAATTGAAGCAGCACTTGATTTCCTTACCCTTGAACTTTCCTTCCTGAGTGATTTCAAAAGAGGTCCAGATATTTGTAGACTTCCCACTTCCGGAAGCTTTAACATCCATTTCCTTCACAACCGCCTGATAAAAACCGGCGTCTGCTACAACTGCTGCGAGCTTGTCTGATTCGGTAAATTGAATGATCGGCATTTTGGTTTCCTTTATTCCTTTTCCTGTTTGGTAACGGTAATCGTATTTTCAATGATTCTAAGTGAAGAGCAAAACTGTGTGAGTTCATGTTTGACCTGAGTGATTCTATAGGAATCCAGATCATTGAACTCTGCTGAAAAGTTGTCAGCTTCGATTGTTAGCGTGAAAAGTTCAGGTTTTTCTTGAACACATTTTTCAATGTCCATTGAATTAAGCTTTCCCATCGCTGCCTTTTGTATTTCAAGTTCTCGTCTTGTTGTTGCCACTTCTTCTTTTCTCCTTCTTCCTCTGATTTTTGAAGTATTTATTTCAGAGCTTGTGTTGATGACGCGGGGAGGTCAACGTCAATGGGGAATGCGGGGATTTCATAGAGTTTCATTTGAGAAAATCCCTCACATAATTAGATAAATTCTCCCTACATTCTTCAATAGTCCCAAACGGTCCTTCCATCATTTGGGCCTCATTTGAAAAATAATAGCCCAAATGTGAAATTTGTTCTGAGTCAAGCCCAGTGAGGTCTTCAACAAGATAAATATTTGGTTCAATTTCTCTCACCCTTTCACCTCGAATCCCGCAAGGCGCATCATTCCCTCGTAGAAAGGTTTTCCAGTGATATTGATCCTCCCATTAGGGAGCTTCGCAAATGATGTTCTGGCAATCTCGCTTCGGAACTGCACAAAATGCTGCGGCTCGGGATTCCCCAAAACCATTTCTTTTTCAAACTTAAAGATATGGTCAAAGTAAATCGGGATGTCCTCCGCAAGTTGTTCAGTAAGGGATAGTTTCTCCCCAATCACAATATTGGAATCATACTGGAATTCCTGTTTTGCGTCACTGATGATCTTTGCAGTATCGTATCCCGCTTCGGATTTCTTTTCCACCTCTTCTTCAGATGTTCCCGGTTTCCCCCAACGATTGATAACGTGGGCACCAACAATAATATTCGGAATCCCTGTTGGATGTTCCCGAAGGAAACGGAGAAATGCCAACATTTGTTTCGCGGCATTGTTCTGAAACCGATAATCTTGTGGTCCTGTCATTGAAAGCGGACCAAGTTTTGAACCCTTGTTTCCTTGATGCGTAAGAATACTTGCATCTTGTAGAAACGCAAAAGCTGATCCCGTTATAGAACCAACATAAAGCGTTTTGTATGGGCAAGATGCAACATTCACAAGACCTTGGATTTTCTCAAGTTCGTTGTTGACCTTTTGATAGATGTAGTCATTTTCTTTGGGTTTTGGTGGGAATGAAATAACATCCCCAAGACCCTTTAACTCAATCCAAGGGCATCCTGTGAGTCCCCGAATACGGCCGTCAAAATCGAGAAACAGGATTGGTTTTGGAAATGATGCAACAGCTGCTTTTTTGCCTGTACCGGAACGCCCGATAAACAATCCCATGAATTTCCCGTCGGGAGAAAGATTTTCAAGATTTGGCATTTTGACCCCCAAAATCTTCGTTAAATTTTTTCATTGCTATTTCAAGTTCGTCAAGACTGTTGTAGAGTTCGGTGTCTTGACGTTCGTATTCAGGATCTACATTTTTCAACTCTTTGTGTCTATTTACTAGACTCATACAAATATCGTATGTTGATTTTTCCATCTCACTGCACCAACCTTCCAATTTCTTTATTCGACGCCATACGAACACTATCCATTCCCGGAATTGGTTGTTCCCGAATCCACTTCATCATTTCAATCGGAACAATCTTTGGAATCTCAGATGG